GTGGATCTAACCCTTCCTCAATCTTGTGGACGATTTTTCGGCTCATTTCTTTACCCGGTACTTCTTGGAGTCCTTGTCCAACTCCACCTCGAAACCAATCTTTCTAATCCAAAGCCCGGCTGTCTTCGTGTTCTTCTCCGTGTTCGCATCAACGCCGGCCTCCGTAATGGCCTCACCCATTTCCTCCAAAAGTGATGCCCATGAATGTTCGAACATGAGCCGTCATAACCCATCAACCTGTGGGCAGCGTCAAACTCGAATCGTCTTGTGACTTTCATAATCCAAATCCTTTCCTTCTTTCAACAAACACCAAACATGCTTCGCAGGAACTCCCTGGCTGCCTGCCTGTTGGCCTTGGTATTCCACCACCTCACTATACCCGATGGGTGGGGGACCACAGCGATTTTCTCCGCGAATTCTGAATCCTTCCACTCCAACAAAGGCAACTTCTGACCGAACGCCTTGGCAACATTCAAACCGACGAACAGCACTTGACGGCCTTCCAACAACGGCAACATCTCGACAGCTCTTTCCTCGGCAGCTTTTGCATCCCACTTATCGCCCTTCCCGGCCTTGCCCGGCCACTCGTCGAACATGTTGACACGCTCAGTTGTATCTTCATACTGCTCGAATGGAATACCAGCCAGCTTGGCCAGCCGCTCCCCGATCTTTCCGCCGAGCGGTTCCAGTGGATCACCGTTCTTGCCGGGAGCCTGCCCGATCAGCAACAGCTTGTGATCTTCTTCTTTCTCATCATCGATATCAAGAAACATCCCGTAGTTGTTGGCCTTGTCGGGTACGACCGCATCCTCCCTCAACTTCAGCCGGTTCTTCTTAAAACGACTGTAATCAACATGGTGCTGCCACCGCCCCCACTTGCGAGTGATCGTCGTGACGTCAGGGTGCTGCTTCCGTAGCGACTCGGCCATTTTCCGTCGACCGTCACCTTTATATAGCTCCTCTGTGTTGCCGCCTTTCATCGTCATGGTTGGCATTTTCGCAGCCAAGAACGAATTGAACAATATCGTACACCAACCGTCCTTGAGCACCCGAATCGACAAGTCTGTATCCTCGTTGTACCGGCCCCGCCAACGATAGGGGATGTCATTCCGTATCAAGAGACAAGAGTAAATACGCGTATTAGCCACGAACGGAGGCATCTTCGACTTCCGCGGAACAAACATAAAATACTGAAAACCAGACAACGCCACATTCTCGTAGCGGTCCACAAAATCCTCAGCAGCACGGAAGGTGTTACCGCAACGCACCGGACATTTCAAATTCTCGTTGAAGCGGTAGAACTCGCGGATATTGTCATCCAGGATCCAATGCTTGTTGGCACCCTGCTCTACCGAGTGTTCCCATACCCAGTTGCGGGCAGGTATCGAGCCCTTGCCCAAGTTAGAAAATGGCAACACCAGTATCTTGTCTTCAGCAATTACTGATGCGTAATTATCATATTCCTGCGGTTCAACAACAACATGATAAGGTACTCCCATCCGCTCCAGAGCCTTGACAGTCAGCCTGGACTCCCAACGACCTTTGGAAATAACATAAATAGGATACCTGGGATTCAAAGGCTTCTCGGACATGAATCGCTTGTTTGCACAGTGGCCAATCTCTTCCCGAGGATACCAAATCGACTGGGTTTTGGGAGTCAAATTGCGTTCGATCAACTCAGAAAAGACCTTTCGATCATCCGGACATGAAAAGTGGACAAGCAACGACTGGAAGGGTTCCAAATCCTGCTGATCGAACGCAGGCATCCCCCGCCAATGCTCAAGATTCTCCGGTGTAATGCCGAATCCCATGACCGATTCCTTTCAACTGGTGGGAAGCTGATACCCTTTGCCCACCTTGGTGACAAGGCCCTGCTCGCAAAGACGCTTCGCATACCCAGCCTGCTCTTTCACACCGGATGCCTCTACCAGTTCCTGGATCGACATCGGCTCATCCGACAGGCTGTTCCAGAAGATCGATGCCTTCGTTCCGACAATCAGTCCAAACTTGTCCTTTTCCTTGGGCTTCTTAGCCTTGGGCTTCTTAGCCTTGGGCTTCTTAGCCTTGGGCTTCTTAGCCTTGGGCTTCTTAGCCTTCTTCGTAGGTTTTGGTTCCTCCTCTTCCGGTCCCATGTCATCCACTTCTTCATCTGTGGCCGTTCCAGGAGTCTCCACAGGCAGTTCAGCCCCTTCCAGTTGTTCAATGCCCTCAGCTTCTTTTTCCTCGTCAGCCTCAGTGACACCCTCGGCACCGACATCCTCTTCTTTCCTATCCTCCTGAGCAGGCGCAGAGCCATCGGCATGAAATGGATCGTCGTCCTCCAGCACAACCACAATCTCTTCGGCCTGACCCATCGCCTTCAGGATGCCGTTCAACCACTTGAGTTCCTTGGGACCATCGATCGAATCCTTCTCCAACTCAAGGCCATCGGCAGCCAGCTCGGCGATCTGTTTCATCTTCATGTTCATACGATCTTTCTTCCACTTGGAAGCCGTGGCATAACCCAACGCCATACAAATCGTGATCGCGTCTTTTCTCACAATCTTCATCGCCATTCTCCTTTAAAACAGGTTTACTTGAAAACTCTCTCACTAGTATCATACCAATTCTGAATGAATCCACCGCAGAAATCTGACTATTTTCTCTTCTTTTCTGGAGTTCGGATGAATGGTGTCGCCAAATCCAGACAACCAGCCACGGGCATGATGCTGTTCTCATTGAATCGACCACGACGCCGAACAATCCAATTTACCCGGGTAATGCCCTTCTTCGCATCTTCTGGATTGGAAATCAATCCAATCATCCCATTGACATGGGCCAGCTTGGTCTTGCGGCCGCTGAAATGCTGTTTGCCCAGACCCTTGACCTTGCTGCTGTAAGCAAGTGCCGATGCCTGGGTGGCCGTCAACACCAACGCATGCATCTCCTGGGACATCCTCCGCAGTTGACGCCAGGTTAAATCGATCTGGTCGAGCGTGTCACGGACACCGGCCGGTGGAGCCAGGATGTCAGCATAATCAATCACCACCACATCAGCCACCCAATCCTCCCGGGCCCAGTCCCGCAAGATCGAAAGAATCCCCATCACATCGATGCTGGAGTTCGGGTGGCAACTCACCCTCAACACGTCATTTCCCCGACAAACTTTCTTGAATGCCTTGAAACACTCCGCCGGCCCCAGACGCTTCTCGAAACGCCTGACCTCAGTCTCCACGTTTCCCTCCCTGTCAATGGACATCGGGAAGTTGACCGAGCAGGGCATCTCAGGTTTCCGAACTGTTCTCTGTCCAAGACGCATCAGGATGTCAGCCTCAGTCATATCACCAACATCGAAGAAGGCCACCTTCAACCGATTCTTAACAGCACGAAAAGCGGCATCCAGCAAAACCATCGACTTGCCTGTCTTGTCTGGTGCCATGAAAGCTATGAGCGAATCCCGAACCATCGCCGATCCCAGGAACCTGTCCAGAGCACCGGGATACGAGAACAGCGGTCGAGACCGTTCGGTGCTGAAGGCATCCCGCCAAGCCTCATAATCCTCGGCTGGTTTGACCAATGAACCCTGGCCCAATTCCACTCTGCTGTGACTGACCACTAAATCGTAAGCACGTTCGACTTGACCAGCATCCAATTCATCCTCAATGCCAGCTTTCAGCTTTTGGATTTTGACCTTGTTGAAATAACGATCAGCCCTGTCCAAAAGATGATCACTGTTGTGCTTCTCCGATTGATCGTGTTCCTGGGAAAGATGCGTCAGGAACTTCTCCACACCTTCGACTGTTTCCTCTGGTGCCCGAGTAGTTTCAGACCAAGCTTCAAACAAACTCTGAAGTTGGCCATTCGGTGGGTTGTCATACTTTCTCACATGTTCTACACACCAGCCACCAACGAGGTTCATCCAAGGTGTATCGAACAATCCACCATCATTCCACCTTGATGCAATTCGTGAACAGACTGTCTGATCGGTGACCATACCGGCCAATATACGTCTGGCTTCACTTCCATCGTACCGCTTGGATTTCATCATTCCCTTCCAAGAGCTTTGGCCAGCAACTTTTCACAGCACCCCGGACAGACGTGTTTCGGCTCTTCTTTTTTGGACCCGTCGATCCTCTTCCAATCAACCGGGAAGTTCCCGTTGATATCAGGGCTCACCGTGCAGTCACAAATATCACAAACGATCCAGCAACAATTCGTGAATTCAACTATCGACATCGTTCTTCTCCTTTTCAGTTTTCATTCTGGCATATCTTTCATCTTGAACGTCCCTGCTGCGGCACCCAGCGATATCGCTGCATCATCGACATCCTCTTGATCGAAGTTCAGCGAGCAGCCCATAATTTGCAGTTCGTTGAAAACATCCCGGGCATCCACTGAACCGTTGCTGCCCGGTCCTTCCTCGGCAGTCCGTTTCATAGCGGCAGGTATCTTGTTGTTGTTGTACTTTTCTCGAAATGCGTCGGCTGAGTAAGCCTCGGGAATGTATTCCTCACCGATGTGGTGTTTATACCACTTGATGGCATTCTTGATCTCATCGATGGCCACTCCATCACGCTCCCGGAGAAGTCTGAATGTGTCAGCCCATTGTTCCATGCGGGCATTCTTGTTGACCTTGATGTGACTGGAGATGACCTTCTTCAATTCGGCGGCTGCTCTATGATCGAAGGTTGACGGTGTCCTCCTTTTTTTCCGGGAGTTTGTCGGGAGAGTGTTTTTATCTAGTTCTTCTTTATCTAGTTTATCTAAAGTCGCTTTAGAGGGGTGCTTAAGCGATTTTATAGGGATGTTAAGTTTCTTTAGAGGGTGGTTTAAGTCTTTTTGATAGGCTGAATTGTCCCGGTTATTCAAACGTTCTTTTCGTTTTCCTGGTTGGAATGTGTCGTAGCAATCTTTGTTCTCTTCCCATACATCTACAATGTCAATTATCACTTGTTCTTGGTTTTTCGGTAGCAGCCTACGGGAGATTTTGATCAGTTTCAAATCAGCGAGTTCTTTTCTCGCTTTCAGAATTGTTGGGAGTGACATATTACAACCATCACCAATTGTGGCAAGACTTTGCCAACAAGAACCCGTATCTCCAGCGACCCCCTTGTACCACACATAGAGCTGGAAAGCTGGTCTGCTCAATCCCTTGGTGAATATAGCGAAGGGCACTTGCAGGTAATTATTGTGAGCCGATCTGTCTCGAATATATTGGCCACTGTCTGCCATTATACAATCCCTCCCAATACACATAAAATTAGCCCAGCCCCTAGTTCGTACCTGGGGGCTGGGCTGAAGTCGATGCAAAGGCTGGTCGACGTTTCGATTGTGTGCTGAATTGAATCCATATAATCAGCCCTTACATTTTCACCGGGCACGACTCGGTGATTACTTACCACACCTATAGTATACCCGATGATTTTACCATGCCAATACCATTTTCGTTCATTTAATCAAGAAAAGATCGAAGCACATCAACCTCTTCCGGATCTGCCTCAACTGGATCATCGCCAGTTTCAAGCACCACAACATCTGTCTGTCCTGGAAACGCTTGCAATTCTAATGCCAATCGCCTTGCTTGTTTCTGGGCATCGTGGCTGGAATCGAAACATATTGTTCTATGAGCATAACGACCCAAGGCTGTTGCTTGTTGTTTTGTGTAATTCAAACCAAGCGTAGCCACTGCTCCAGGTCCGACAGCCCAAACATCAGTAGGACCTTCCACCACGACAACGCTGGGGCCGGTGTAGTCAGCCCCGTACAGCATTGTTTTTTTGTTGACGGACTCTTCATCGACGCTGGCCCCGTTGTATTTGGGGCTCCCCTTCCCGATGGTGCGGGTGATCCAACTCACAATCTCTCCCCCTTGGTGAACTGGTATCCAGATGCTCCAACTGTATTTTGAAGCCAACCCGATTCCCTGTACCCCCCACAAACATTCCAACTCATCTGGATCAAAACCCCTTTGCCGTAAATATTGCTTGTGGGGCCGTTGCAAGGCCTCCACGCCTGGGGGCATAACCAATCGCCCTCCAGTGCTAACGCCCGTAGAACGCGAAGCCAGGCCCCTTGGAAGTGATTCTAGCCATTCTTTGACCACAGGCCAAGGATTTCGGGTGATCTTCATAAGGACATCACCCAAACGGTGAGGCCCACACCGCCAACAGACGGCATACTTTCCATCCAGATTGATTCCGAGGTGGAACTGAGACTGATCTCCGCAGAAGGGGCAATCGACGCCAACCCAACCGGGGCCTACATGTTCAGAGCCAGCTTCCCGATACGGGACTCTTGCTTGGCTCAAGATGTCTTGGATGTCAGCCATTCGATTTCTCTTTCAACTCCGTGCTACTGCCCCAACTGGTCGACGATCCGTTGGTAATTCTCGACCGCTTCTTCCATGTCCGATTGCGTCCGCTGAAATCTGACTTCCCAAGCGACCAGCAATCCAAAACAGCCTAGCAGCACCAACAGACAAGCGAACCCCAACCCGGCCAGTAGATTAAGTTTTGCCGCCATCGCTCGAACACCAGGCGTAGATGGCCCACTTACCAAGTTGTTTCCGCCAGAACACCCCGTGTTAATCACCGGCCCTGCACTTGGATTTACTGGAGTTGGTGCTCCAACAGAAAAGGGCTTGCCGCACCCTGGGCAGTTGACCACCAACCCGGCCGCCGCCGAATCGGCCAGGGTCACATTTTGCGAGCAATGTGGACAAACCAAAATCATGGCACTATTTTCCTATCTAGCTGTTCCTGAGCTCGTTGCACAATTGATTGAACACATCAAGATCTTCGGCAGTCTTTCCACCGTCAAGCACGGCCGACAAGACCCCTTGTTTCTTTTGCAGGACACGACAAAGCTTTTCCTCAAGGGTGTCGTGGGCCACCAGATAATAACACCAAACCGTTTTGTCAGCTCCGATGCGGTGGCATCTGTCCTCAAATTGAATGTGGTCACCTGGTCTCCAAGCTAACTCCACTGTGACAACCGTACTGGCAGCCGTCAGTGTGAGGCCAACTCCAGCGGCATGTATATTACCGATCAAAACTCGTCGGCTTTTGTCATTCTGAAATTGGCCCACAACCATTTTCCGATGACGGGGATTGACAGAACCATCAATAACCAACGAATCTCCATCGACCCGTCTTTCCAGTGCCCGAATCATCTTCTTGTGTATGGCACCTATAATGATCTTATCATCAGTGTTTTGCAAGTAATCGTTGATCCATTCTACCACGGCTTTCAGTTTCAATTTAGCCGTGAGCTGAAGCAGGTAGCTGATCTTCGATAACGAAACGGCTCTGGCAGCCCGCTTGGCTGCTGCTGGATCATCCGATCGGAGCCAATCAAGAAAGTTGTCATTGGCCTTGTTATATTCACCTCTGTCTCGAATAGATACTGGTATAACCTGACGCATTTTGCTCGGAAGTTCTTTGAGAACCTCGGCCTTGCGTTTTCGGACCATGCAACTATTCGCCAACAATCGGTGAAGCTTCTTTGTGTTGGTGGCCCCATTGTACTTCAGTCCCCACGGGGTCCATTCTGGTCCACAGTAGTCATCCCCGAACACGCGACGTGCTGGAAAGACCTTTGGCTGGATGATGTTCAGAGTGGGAAATAGTTCGATGGGACGGTTTAGCAGTGGGGTGCCGGAAAGAGCCAGCACGTGAGAAACTTCCCGACATAGCTCTTTCACAGCTTTCGTCATCTTTGTTGTTGGATTTCCGATGTACTGAGATTCATCAATTATAATGGTTTGTGGATTTTGCTGTTTCAACCACTTCAACCAAAATCGGAGAATATCATAGTTGATGATGGTCAATTTAGTATTCGATTTGAAATGGCTTGATTTGTATGGCGTTTGACCCTCCAGAACTACGGACCGCCAACCCAGAAAATTCTTGGCTTCGGCTTCCCAAACATACTTGACGGACGCCGGGCACACGACCACGGCGGGAAGCCAGCTGGGATTTCGTTTGAGGCACCACAGAGATATGGGAGTCTTGCCCAATCCCATCTCAGCGGAAATAAGCGACCTTCCGTTGAACTTCTCAATCCGACTGATAATTTTCTTCTGGAATGGAAATGGGGAGGGTTTCATTCCTTTATATCCTGACGGGCACCACTACCCCTACCCGCTTTGGCGGCTTTGCGTTCAGCAGCAGCATAGCCGCGAGAATATGCAGCTCCCGCTTCCTTGAGATGTAGTTTCAGTCGCTCGATTGTTTCCATCATCTCCGCACGTTCCACCAGCAGGCGAGGGAGTAGCTGTTCAACAGTCACGTGATCCTTTACAGGAAGCGTTGAAGGTGGCAATGGTATCACCGTCAGTGCCTCAATCTCTTCATCAGTGAGCGGTTGGTCGCTCATGTGTTTTCCCTTTCGTTGTAAAAGTTGCCCAGCTTCACCCACCGAGAATGAAGAGCCTATCACTGCTTAGCTGGTTAGGCAAAGGCTCCAGGGTTGCCCGGCTTCACCCACCGGGCTTATTGATCTTCTCGCCACTGGCGTTCAACGTCCTTGTAGACGGCGGTTACCGTATCACCTGTGGCCTTATAGACATTATATCCATCGATACTCGTTGCATCGTCTATGTGTTCCCCCTCCACGGTCAGGTCGAATAAGCCATTTGCACTCCACGTAAGCATCTGGTTATCATACCCACGCTTCCGCATCCGCTCCGCAATCACTTCACTTGTCTTCGTGGTTTTCATGGCCTCTCCCTTTCATTGTTAGTAAAATCGGAGGGCGGGGCTCGAACCCGCAACCCTTACTGTCATGCACGACAGTAAAGGCGTCCCCACAGCCCACCACCCGGGATGGCGTTGGCTACACCTGCCGGTATGGCTGTGGTGCCTTACCATTTAGCTACCTCCGAAAAATGAGCGACGGGCCGGGACAGATCAAAACCCGGCGTCCATGCACCGACACGGGTATCCCCGTTAGTTGCCGCCGCCGCTCGTTACATTCCTATTATACCATTCACGATTTCCAAAGTGGGCTGTCGACACTGACGGTCGATCCTTCCTCGCATCGACGAAGGCCTTTCACAGTGGATGCAGCCTCGGCCTTGGTGTCGTATGGTCCTTGAGGACCAAACTCCTCATCCCCTACAATCCACCAGTGTTTGCCCATGCGTGCAATTCTGAGCTTCATTGCAACGCCTCCCTGATTTCGATGTAGGTTTCAATGCACCGAGCACCAGTCCACCCGAGCTTCTGTTGGAGGTGGCGGAGTAGATGGCGTTTCCACTTTGATGGTGTCTTGACCCGTGGCAAATCCAAAGCCAGCCGAACAGCAGTCTGGGCATCGTTGCTCAATTCGTTTGTCAACTTCCCAAGATCCCCATGGATTATAGTCACCAAATCTCTCATCAATATGCTTTTGTTGTTGTAAATCGTCTTATTGAAATCGTTCTTCTTCTTAGAAGAGCAACCTCCAGGGCGATTGTACCCGTTGAGCAACGCTCCCCAGACATATTTGTAGCAGTAGGTCGAAAATAGTACCCGACCATCATATCGTTCGTAGGCCTGCATGAAGCCCACGTGGGCGTCACTCAACGCTTCGTTGAAGTCCCTGCCGACACGATTGACGTGGGACCAGACCAGCTTGTAGATGAGTTTCTCCACATCAAGATAGGTTTCCTCGATTGCTGTCATGATCGTTCTTCTTCACTTGAAAAGTCCACTCCCTGGGAACTGAGAGTGGAATTGTTACAACAGTTTAACCTTTGCCTTGCTCCCTTGCTGCTGCCAAGCACAGCTTTTCCGCACGTTTCTTGGATCCATCGAAATGTCTTTTGCACAGCACCGGGCCATCCGGTGGATCAGCGTGAACGTAGCCCCGGCTGTTGCAAAGAACTGGTTTCCCAGCTTTACTCAAACTGACTTATTGCTCACAACGACGACACCCGCCCTGCATTGCTGGGCTGAGTTTGAGTAGAAACATGATAACTCTCCTTTTAATTGGGCCAGTGTATCTGCTGGCATTGTTGTTTGAACGGCGTTGGAATAAAGGCAATTTTATAACAAAACCAATCACCTGCCTACCTGCCGCTATGGTTGTTTTTCTAAGCTACGATTTTCTCCCACTCCTGGGGTTTCAGTTCAATCACCTTTCCACCGGCAGCTTCCAGCTCAGTAGCTCGGCTGTAATCCTCAACGTCCTGCGAGGCTCGTGTTACAGCGTTGGCCACTCCCCAGGCAGACAGATCGCCACCCTGAATGAGGTGGGCCAAAACCGATTCCTTTTCTTGCTCGACCATGTTGAATCTATCAGCAACAAAGTCAACCACTTTCGTCGGTGCCGGTAGAGCAACTTGAGAAGCAAGGAAGTATTCCTGAAGACGATTGTTGAATCGCCCCTGATCGAAGACAGCGTCAGCACTGTCCTTGACCTTGTTCCAGAACGCAGCATCTTCAAGCTGCTTGGTATCATCCCGAAAAAACTCCCGGGCACCATCGATCAAGTCGTTGCCGGTGCTTCGGCCAAGGTGGGCCCGGCGAACAGCAACTTCCCGGATCATACCGTTGAGGCATACCAATCGGTAATCCATTTCTTCGATTCTCAAGGCACCGGCTCCCACTTCACTGTTGCTGATGGCGATGCCAGCCTGGATGGTGTCACCTTCAGCCACTTCGCCCTGAATACGCTCAGTAACCGCTTTGACGTAGAATCTGTCCTCGGTGATCCCGGTTGACAGAACATCAGCTTCGAGTTCCATCAACTTCGGAAGCATGGCGTTGGCCAGATCGAAGTTATCCAGCGGTCGGTAGCGGTCGGACAAGAATGCCCGCACCTGGTTATCCATCGTCCGCAGCAGCCTGGTCTTCGGTTGAGCCTCCATCCAATGATTGAGGTTGGTCACCAGCAAGTCAGGGGCATCCTCCATCATCCGGTCGTAGTAAACCTTGGGCACACCCAGCACGTTGGCGAACTGTTGGTGGGCAGTTTTCCGCAGCGCCATCAACTGAGCTCCGTCGTTACCGGGAACATTGAATCCCAGCTTCACGCCACCGTCATCAATACGGAAATAAGCTGAGCGGGTATCGATGATGTAGTCTTTCTTGGAAGCTCGTTGGGCCTCCAACGTAGTGGCCATCTCTTGCAGTGCCAGTCCTTGTTTCATCACTCGTTCTCCTTTGTTACGGTTTCGTTTTTCCAGCGAATTAGTTTTTGCTGCACAAGACCTTGGCTATGGCGGCAATGAGCTTTGCCCGCCGTGCTTTGTAAGATTCGACATCCGCTTTGCACGCGATCGGCTTAGCGTCCTTGCAGGCGGTTGATAAGTCGGGTGCGGCGGCAACGAGGTGGCAGTCATAGGCGTTCAAGTCGTTAAAGGTTATCGGATACCAGGATAGTGTCAAGCCAAGTGAATCGTCAACATGGTAACCGCAGAATATCCACGGCTCGGGCGTGTAGTTGTTTTCGATCATCGTCCCGTTTTCCTTTATTACGGTTTCGTTTCTCACGGTCAATCCTACTGGGCATACACCCAGAGTGCCAGCCAGGCCATCGCAAAGGCCCAAGCCAACACCAAACAATCCAGCAACTTCCTCACGTTAATCACCTCCTTTCGATACATCATCAGCATCAGATGCGATTGCATCATGCAACTGCACCACGTCATCACGCAGTGCGATCACACGTTTGTGAAGGCCGGCAACAATGACACACTCCAGCGGGCTTGTCAATGTCCATGCTGAGTGTATTTCATTTTCTGCAAGCCCGAGTAATTCAGCGGCTTTCGTGATTCGTTCCAGCGTGGTCATAATCGTTCTCCTTGTTTCAGTTGGGTTTAGTGGCCATAGCAAAGCTTCCTAGTGAAAGCGGTTGTTGTTTCTAGTTCTCGAAAGCCATGATTGCCCGGTGTATTTCGGCTACATCCAACTTGGTGCCTTTGTAACCGTACAGGTCACTGAAGATGCTGGCAGCGTCGTCCCAACACTGGTTATCGTCTTCGTAATAGCAGATCCGGGTGTGGGTTTCCCAAATAACTTTCACGGCCCTTTCCATGATTCGTTCCATGATGACTTCGATTCCGTTGATCGTGTACTCGGCTTTGTTAAGTTGCATCGTTTCGCTCCTCTAAAGGTTTGGGTTGTTGTTTGAAGGTGGTTAGACTACTGCGATGGCCTCGGCATACTTCTCTTCAGCCTGCTTGCGATCCTTGCAGTAGATAACCGTGATGTTTTCGCCTGCGTCCAAATCCCGCACTCGCACCCGGAACTCGCCGTCAACCTCAAACAGCTTAGCTTCGATATTCATGTCGTCGGTTTGGGTCTTGTGGGTCTTCATCGTTTTGTTTGTGGTGGTTGTGTGTTTCATGTCCCTCATTCCTTATATCGTCATTATAGAGTAATAGTCTATAAAAGTAAATAGACAAAATCACGAATTCCCAAAATACTTTTTTACGATGGTCCAGTAGATTACAGCCCTTCACTTCTGATACCCCTATTCTGGGGACACAAAAACACTAACCAAAGGGTGCAATTTCAAGAAGTTTGCTGTCGGCCCACCTTCAGAGTCAATTCCCACGGATCGGGAGCCCGGAGCATTTCAAACAGGGAGATGTCTAATACGGTGACCAAACGGTCCATGAACTGGCGGCCTGGCATCAGTTTTCTGGTTTCCATGAAAGCGATCGTTGTTTGGTGGCAGGACATCCGAGCAGCAAGCCGGTGCTGTGTTAGTTTCTTGGATCGACGGGCTGCTGCAACACGAGGTCCCAAAACAATGTACAACTCAGCCAGATCAGCCAATTGGGGTTGGCTTGCTTGTTTCTCTCTGTCTGAAGTTCTTCCCTTTGTTGCACTCATTCTACAACTCCTGCCAATGATTCCAATCCACCACAAAGCTCTTCCTTGAACATCACCAGGTCTCCCAAAACTGCTCGGTCTTTTTGGCGTGCCTTTGAACTTTTCGATTGCCACCTAGCCAGATCGTTTGTCTGGGTTTCGGTCTGAAGATGGATGCTCCATAGAAAAACCCTTTCATTTCATGTCCGTTGTCCACGTAGGATTGAATGCCCGGCCAACCCTGATAGAGCTGGTCAATCATCAAGGCAAATAACGGCTGATTGTTCCACCTCAAACGTTTACTCTGCAACGCCATCAACTGCTGACCCATTGAAGCCCCACGAACATAAAAGTATTTGCCAATCGGTACAATCTGAGCCTGTTGCATGTTGCTGATCTTGGTCAGAGGTGGTTGTTTTGTGTGTTTGTTGTGTGCTCGTAGCTTGGTGGACATCCTCCACCATGCTCCGAATTTCGCACTTTTCTGTATCACCAACGATGCCCTAAAAGATGCTCCTGATTTCAACTCTTCCCAAAAATCCGAAGGCAATGGTTTCTTCAAACGAACGTCAAAATCTTGCCACAAGACGTGATCGAATTCTTGGGTGGCTGCTTCGATGATCTTGAGTTTGTGCCACCAGGTAGAATAACCAGACCGAGCTCTTTTCATGCGGAACTCTGGAAGTTCGTGGGGTTTTGATCGAGGGGCAGCAACAGGTTTAGAATCGAGCATATCGGGTTTGTATCCGCAACGTTCAAGAATCTTCTTATTTTCTGTTCCAAAGCAATAAACCTTATCAACGGGATCACCATTCTGCTTGGCTTCCAAAACAGTTTTTTCAAGGTTATCGTCAGAGTGGCCTTTTCCACCGCCCCAGATTCCACGTATGATTGCTTGGCTCATTTGTGTTTGTTCAGTTCCTTTGCATTGTCTTCTGGGGTTCTATCAGCTTCATACGAAGTTTTTCCATGCCTCAGCCGATAAACTCCAGGCAAATCGACCTTCACGATCGGTCCGTGCTTCGAGCAAAAGTCCCGATAAGCGATGTCATCCCGGAAAGAACCGAACGGCTTCTTTACTGGGGTCTGCCAGTCGTCGTTGCCATTGAGGTAACCGTGAGCCCTGGCAAACTTCCCTCGTACAATCTGAACGCCTCCGATGGCTCGGTTGTAGCCCTTGGTGACGAAGTTTCCAGCATCAAGGGGTTTCAATTCAGGGACCGCTGCCAGCCCTTTCGTTTCTTCATCACCGATGTCCCAATTCTTGGAAATCATAATCTCGCCCGGAAACATCATCGACACTGGAACCCCTCTGCCTTCATCTGGCACCTTGCTAACAGGCCATTCCAAACTCACCAACCTGTCGAGAATGCCGTCGTAGAAACAGTGGTCGACATCAGTGAACCAAACGATGTCAGCATTTGTATAGAGTGCTGCGTGATTTCGACCGATGCAACGCCTGCCCAATTCATCAATTGGCATGTTCAATGCTTTAATTCTTAGTCCATTGTGCTGGAGCTTGGCAAAGTGCCGAACAACCCGAACCGTGTTGACATCCTCCTCATTCATACAAACTGTTATTTGGACATCGCAGTGCTTGGGCTGGTCAAGCAGAAGACTGCTTATCTGCAATGCCAAGGCACCGGCAAAGTTTGGGTTTTCAGTCGCCAGGCAATGTGTTACTAACTCAATCTTCATCTTGTTCTTCCAGTATTGATTTGAATGTTTCAAGGTCTTCAGGGGCATTGATAGATAGAGGTAGATCATCTATCATAGTCGCTTGCATCTCAAAGCCATCCTCGATCCACGACAATTGCTCCAGTGATTCATATTCACTGTTGGTTGACATCTGAAGCTGTCCCAATTTCTCCAAGATTGCTGGAGAATATCCATAAATCCCGCAGTGAAAATCGTTACTGATTCGGTGTCTGCTGAACCACATACATCTCTCTGACTTGTTGATCGCTACATTCACTTGATCTGATTCGTTGTTAATGTAGTGATGGTCCAACAGAACAGCAAGGGTATGAATCTTCTCCGATTGGTGTCGAACTTTTTCAATCAACTCATTCACGAACATGGGATCAACCAGTGGCTCGTCGCACTGCCAGTTTACCACAACATCGATGCTAGGTGCTGCGAATCCCAATTCCACTTGCGAGAGGAACTCAGCACAGCGATGCGTCCCTGTAGGGTGTTTCCCATTGGAAGGTCTCCATGGAATCCCCTTGCTGTCGCAGAAACGGGCAATCTCGCAGTCAGGCGTGACGACCCACACGTAGTCAGCTTTCGACTCCTTGGCTCGGCGATAGGTCCACTCCACCAGCGGCCGGCCATTGGCTTCGGCCATTGGCTTGCCCGGGAACCGCTTGCTGTCCATACGGGCCGGTATCACGATGATTGATTTGGGCATTCAGATACCTCTGCTTTCCTGTATTCAAACTCGGCCAACTCGTCATCAGGTTCGCCATGGTAAGTGTTTGAAATCGATGTTACCAGCAACGGAACATCCCGATTTATGTATTGAAATCCTGCCCACTTTCCGTCAGGTCCTCCTGCTGCATTCAGGTAATCCTGAAATGTGAACACGGAACCTACTTTGATTCCCATCCGTTCCACGAC